CCTCAGGATAGGGACGAAGTAGAGGCCGCCCAACCCGAACAAGCCGCCGCACAGCGCCATGATGCCGATGGGCGGCGCGATAGCGCGCCACCTTCGCGAGGCGGCGCAGAGCGAAGGCGTCTTTATCCTCGCTCATGCGCACCTCCGCAGCAGCTCGGCGATCAGCGCGTCGAAACGCTCGCGCACCGCGTCAACGCCGATCTGGCCGCCGTTGATCGCTTGGCGGTCGTCACGATGCCGGGAGTTGCCGCCAGCCGATCCCATGCCGCGGGTCGAACCAGTACCAGCCCGCAGATGCATCCCACCTTCGCGGGTTCCGGAGAAGGTGGGGCACCGCTTGGACAGGCACGCCGAACGCCTTGGCGAAGCGGTGTGTGGTTCTCCTTGCGGTGAGCTGCTTTGGTCCGTAGCCCGGTGCGCCACCCGTCGCGCTTGCCGGTGGGCCATGCCCATCCTGTTTCGCATAGACATGGTTCGCCAGCGCCTGCGGCTTGTGAGCCAGGCTGATCGCCAAGTTGTTCGGCTGCCGCATGCTTCATCGGCGCTTCGGGGTTGGTGGCGAACCGCCCCGGCCAGACCTCGGCCATGCGCTTGGCGCTGTAGTTCAAGCCCTCCTCGAGCTTCGTCAGCCCCGCGCTCTCGACGCCGATGTTGGCGAGGAAGCTGGCCACCTCCCGAACCGTGTCGATCCCCCAGCGAATGCACGCCGCCCGCGTCGGATCCACCCACGACGCGAGACTCTCAGGCTGTTCTCGGGGCATGCGATCCTGAGCAGGGTGGCGTCGATCGCGGCAACGGCGGGCGTGAGACCTTGCCCCCCGGGACACGACCGTGGCGGCCGGGGAAGGCACCGTGGGCGTCGTAGGGCGGCGGGCGCAGCGGAGCCTGCCTCGGCGTCCCTACGCATCCCCCCGGCGTCCAGGATGCGGTTCCATTCGGCAAGGAAAGTCTGGGTCGTTGAAGCCGGGAGGCTTGAGGAGGCGGACGCAGGAGCGCCGCCAGCGCCGCTCGGGCTGTTCGTCATTGTCCTCTCTCCTTCAGTTCAGCGCGGGCGGGCGGGCGGCGAGGGCTCTGCCGATGGTCGATGGATGCTTCCGCGCCTCGATCTGTCGCGCCTGCCCTACGCCGTCGCTGACATCGCGCTCGTTCGCTCGGAAGGCGTACCCTTCATAGCAGAGCGCCCCCCATCTTGCCGGTGGTCGCCACCTTCACGACGTGCATTCAGGGAAGGTCCGGGTGGAGCTGGATGAGGTTGCTGACGGCCGAGCCGTGGTTCGAGAGCGCAACTCGGTCCAGCCGCTCGATCTCCATCGCGGCGCTTTGGTCGATCAGCAGCTCGGCAAAGGTCTTCCCGTCCGCATCCTCCCGAGAAAACCCGAGCGGGGCAAAGATCGTCAGATATGCCTTGTCGTTCATCCAGGTGAGGCGTTTGCGGCTATCCTTGGTCCAGCGCGCCAGATGCCCGTCCTGAGCGTTCTCCACCGCCTCGAGCCGCATTTCGAGCCGCTCGACCTTCTCCTCGCAAGTGCCGTGCAATCTGCGCAGCGCCTCCATGTCCTTGCGAAGCGTGTCGCCGCGCCAGATGATGTATCCGATGAGGCCGCTGCCGCCGAGGATCGACGCGACGACCGAGACAATAGCAGTAATGTTCGTCACCCCTCACGCCCCTTCTCGGTTGCGCCGCTCACAGCGGCCCCGGGTCCGTTGCGCGGGGGCTGCCGAATACGAAGTCCGAGATCAGGCGTCCAACCATGCCATTCGGATATTCATGAATATTGGCCTTGTAGAGGTGCCGGCGCCGCCGTTGTCGCCTGTGGCGATCAGGAACCGATTTCACGTCGTTCCAGGGTCCGGCGGGGACGTGGGCAGTCTGTCATGCGCACATGACTCCCGGGCTTGCTCGACACCGAGTGATAAATGTGGTGTGAAGCCCCTCCGGAACCTTGAAGTCCCACTGGTAAACTTCGAGCAGCTGCATCCCTTCCATCAGGGTGCCCGTGAAGTCCGTTTCGTCGGATGCCCGTTACTGATCAGGAATCACAGAGGTATAGACGGCAGGCGCTTCGGTGCGCGAGTTCCACTGCAACTCGCCGCCCTTGAACTTCACATGCTTCGTATTCTGCGGCTCGCCCTTGGCAAGGCAGGTGAAGCCCGCATAGGTGCCGGAGATGATGACCGAAGACTGCTTCGGCGGGTGGCGGTCGCCGCCGTGGAATTCGAACGCCGGCATCTCATCGGTACGCGACAGATCGCGAATGTACCGGCACGTCGGCGCGAAGACGATGCGCCCGTTGGGGCTTCCGATCTTGGCCACGAAGCCGAGGCCGCTCGCGCGGGCATCGATCAGCAACTCCCCCGGGTCGTTATATTGCGAGCCAGCCTGAGCGTTCAGGGAATCGATCCCTCCCATGTTGAAGATGAAGGCCGGCAAGCCACGCGGATCTTCGATTTCCACATTGATGCGGCTGTGGCGGACCCCCGAGCAGCGGACGACGCAATGGAAGGTACCGCGTGACGGCGCGTCGGCCGCGGTGGACAGGAAGACGCGGTCAACGATCAGGTGCGGTGGACCACAGGCTGAGGTTCTGATATCGGCCGCCGGTAATCCGCCCGTCCGTAATCGCCATGTACTTCGGGTAATACCAGACATCTCCAGGGTCCCACCCCGCGGGAATGACGCGAACGCCGATGTCGCAGTCTTCGATCTCGAAGTTCCTGATGTGGAGGTTCCTGATCTCGGCGCGCTCGTCGAGCCGGCATGGCGCCGCGATACATGCAGGGCGGCGCGGCCGTCATTGTTGAGCGCGCTTCGGTGGCCCTTGAATACGAAGTTTTCGAAGATCAAACGTCGCCGGCGCTTCGATATGGAAAGCCGTGGCTCCCACCGCCGGATCGAAATTGAAGGTGGCGCCGCCGCGGTCGATCACCCCGCTTGCTGATCACCACCATTGCCTGCGTAAGGGGGCAGCCGCTGCCGAAGTTGGTGTAGCTGAGGTACGGGCCTCTCAGCGTCGAACCTGGCGGGCGAATGGCCTCCGCCTTGCGCCAGCGCAGATAGTCGCTGGCCGCGCCCGTGACACCCCACCACGACACGCGGTAGGTGTCGTCAAGGATGATCCGCACGAAGATGAACTGCGGCATCTGCGTCGCGCGGAATGCTACTCCCTCGTCAGCCCCTTCGAACGCGATCAACGCCTCGTTGCCTTGGTAGGCCGTCACCCGGAACCAGCCCTCACGCCCTGCCTCGCTCAGGAAATAGGATTGCCCCTCGGCAAGCCCGGCATATGCCTTCATGATCGCGCGAGTCGGTGCCGGCAGATAGAGGATGCTATTGGCCGGTATGCCCCCCACCGCAGCGGCTACGGCCGCAGAATACACCCCGCCGTCGCCGCATGGCCGAGTGCGTTCGCTTCCGCTGCGTGGGCTGCCGCGGCGCTCTCGGCCGAGGCCGCCGCGGATACCGCCGAAGCCGCGCTCGAGGCAGTCGACGCGGCCGCCGATGCCTCCCCCGCCTCAGCCGCATCTTCCGCACGAACCACGAGCGGCTCGATCAGGTCGACGCCGTTGACGGTGACCACGGTAGCATCGTTCGAGAAGGTACCCCGCGCGTTATTCCATGCCGAATAGATGTCCTTCGTTCCGCTCCCCGCAACGCGAGTGGCAGGCGCATTGTCGGCACCATATGTGGTCGGGAGCGCTATAAAAGGGCCATAGGTCAGCGTCCGCTTGTCGCCGCCGAAGATGCCGATGAGTCCGTATGAGAGCTCGGAAGGGGTCCCGATCTCGCCCGAATAGACTATTTTGGAATTGTCCTCCATGGTCGCTTCGTTGATACGGATCTGCACGCGACTCGTCGGGATGCCGTTCGATACGCTGACGCCTGCAAGGCTCAGTCCTTCTGCATTGCTCGCCGCCATGCCGAGCGTAACCTTCGCGGCTCCCGGTTGGTCCGGGTAGAGCCGAATTTCCATCGCCAATGTGATGCCGGTGAGGTCCAGCCCCTTGAAGTCGATCGTGCGGACGCATGCGCCCGCTCTGTCCGCCACGATGGGCAGACGAGCAGCAGTGGCCATTCAGGTTCTCCCGGAAGAGGTTGGTAGGTCTAGGCGATCAGGCCATGACCGGTGCCAGCCCTGAGACGGGCGAGCAGGGTGTTCACTTGGGTAACAAGAGCGTTGAATTCTGCCTGTGTCGGGGCAGCCGCAGCGGCTGCGGCGTCGGCGACCGCAGCCCCCCGTGCGCCGATGACCTGTTGACTGTTGACGGTGACGATTTTGCCCGTCGGCAGGTTCAAGCCTCCTGGCACAGCCTGGAACGAGGTCGGCGCCACGAAACCCGCAGTGCCGACATTGAAGTTGATCGAGGTGATGGCGTTCATGTTGACGCGGGCGTAAGCCGTGTCGCCACTGGTCACGCCGGAAATGGTGGCGATTGCGCCCGAAGCGGACAGCGCGAACTTAACGGTAGACCCGGCACCCGAAACGGCCAGTCCCTCGCTCGCTGTCATGGTGCCGGCGACGCTCACCGGCCCGGTGAATGCGGCCGCGGCGAGAAGGGCATAAGGAGCAAGGTTCGGCGCGGGCGAGACAACCTCCGTCCAGTCCGCCATTGTCCCGCTCGTGCCGCCGTTATATTCGTAGCTCTTGTTCAGATCCGTGCGGATCACCGTCCTTCCCGGCTCCACCTCCAACGTGAGCAAAGCCGCTTCGGTCGCCACCTCAAGAGGAGCGCCGGAGCGGTTCGCGGCAATGATCGTGTCCAGTTGCTCGGCGGTAACGATCGCCGGCGTAGGCGGCGCCGTGCCCGTCTTGCCGAGGGCGAAAGCGTGCTTACCTGCGGTGTAGGTCTGAAGCGTCAGCGTGACGATCGCGGTTGCTGGATCAACCGCCTTCTTCAGGATCTCCAATTGCAGACCCGCCAGCCCGAGTTCGGCTAGGGACGCGCCACATTCAAGGATTTGCCCCGGCTTGAACGCGGAAAAGCGCGGCTTGAGCGAGAGAGTGATGCCTGTGATTTCGCGCCGGTCAAGGAGCGCATAGGACGCGAGCTGCGCCACCTGGTCCTTGTCCTGAACGAGAGACCATTGCCGCTCGACGGGCTTCTCTTCCCCGTCCTCCGTAACATATTCCGCGATGGTGATCGCGTCGGACTGGACATATTCCCATTTGTGGTCCGGCGAGCGATATTTGGGAACGATGCTGTTCACCCGGTCGCGCCAGCTCAGCATGGCCGGGATGATATAGTCGCCGTCGGCAAGGTCGTCGGCTTGGATCGTGTCCGCAGCGAGCTTCGGCGACTGGTAGCGAACCGACAGCTTGGGACCGAAGACCGGCTCTGCCCCGCCCGCCTCAAGGATATATTTCAGATTGTCCTTGCGGCTTCCCGGCTCATGGATGACGCCGCCGGCGACCCATTCGTTCAAATCGCAGATGTTGGCGAAAGCGACGAAGGCGGGAATGTCAATCCCCTCTTTCGAGTAGCCGCAGCCGAAGACCTTCTTCCCGTTCTCGTATCGGCCGCGGGCGTAGGTGATGGCGTGCAAGCCGGGGTTTTCTGTCCACTCCCATGTCGCCTCGTCATCGAAGCGATGCGTGCCGGAGCCGCCGGGATAGGTCGAGTCCTTGCGTGGATCGTATGCCAAAACCCACTTTCCGACGACGCCATATTGGGGCTGCCCGCTGGCGAACCGCTTTCCTTTCTTGTCGAATTTCTGGGTTATCATCCCATGCGTCTTGCCGCTCATCTTCGAAGCGGCGCCCCATCCGGGGATGGCTCCGAACGGTCCCGCCAGCGCGGTTGCCTGAGGCCGCGCGCCGAGGCTGGTCGAGAGGTAGAGGAAGTTCTGATAGTAGCCGACTGCGTTCCCGCCAGAGAATGTGATCGGGCTGAAGTCGGCCTGGAATGACTCGATCGAATGGATGGGACCACCGACCGACCAGACCAACACGAAGGATTTGTACGGGTTCGCGGAGCCGCCGTAGCCCGCTTCATGAACCATGTTGCCGCCGATGTAGGTCCGGCCCATCGCATAGGGCGACGGCATGTTGGCGCCGATCTGGATCTGATTTACCGACCCCTTAGCAGGCGGGGGCTTGGCGAGGATGGCCGACCCAACGCTGGCAACCGTGGCGATGATGCGCGCCGCGCCTTGGTGCGGGCCGGGAATGAGGGCCGCGATACTGGCGATGGACGCGACGACGCCGAGAACCTTGCTCACGCTACAGCCTCCACGCCGCTTCGAACTCTCGGACCGTTAGAAACGTCGGCGTCTCTGCTCCCTCGTGCCAGCCCAGGAATGTCTCCCCGGCGCAGATCACGAGCGCATCCAGCCCCTCCGTTCCCCGCAGTGCCGCAATGTCCCCCGGAAGCATCTGCGCCGGGGCGATGCGCGGTAGCGTGCTGTCGAGGGCTTCGGACATGCTGTCGAAACCCTTGATCTTGAGCGCACGCTTCGCCCCGATGGCAGTGCGATAGCGCGGCGTTCTGGTCGGACGGTGGCCCATCTGACGCAGATGAAAGCGCGCCATGGTCCAGCAATCGGCCGTACCCCATGCGAAGGCCGAGTCCTTGAACCGTGCCCGTACCGCTACCAGCGCTGCTTGTCTTTCGAGGAGGGGGCTACAGGGGATCAATGTTCAGTAGCTCCCTTCCGCCAGATCCGCTTCCGCCGCCGTAGGTAGACGCGAACCCGGAAGTGCTGCCCGTCCCGGCGCCGCCCGATCCCGAATAATTGTAGCCACGCGGCGGTGCCGATACTCCCCAGGCCACGCCCAGACTGACACCGGTTGCGTTGTCCAAGCCGGTTTCTCCGGGCCAGATGCTCTTGTGAAAGCGCGGGCTCAGCACATTGCCCTCGTTAATGCTGAACAGCCTTTCGCTAGTGCTGATGTAGCCAATGTCGAGCGCGCGCTTGCCCCGAGAGACGGAGAGTTCGGTTGTGTCGAGCAACGCATCCAGCAACAGTTCGGGCGTGCCCACGATGGTCCCGGTCGCTTCGTTCACCTCCGCCTGCCACACCCTGATGGGCGAGTTCTGGAACGAGGGCTGCGATATGGTGGCGGCGGCCGCGGTGCTTGCGGGGAGGAAGGTGAAGCGGCCCGCCGGTGCCTCGTCACCCATACCCTCGGAAAGGGTGTCGACCGACTCAATCGCCCCGAACTCCTCGTCGGCGCTCGTGAACTTGTCGCCACCCTTGTAGACGAACCCGCCGTCGCAGAGGCGCAGCGTGCGGCTTGGCAGTTCGATCTCGACCAGGCCGACAATGGTGGTGATTTGGGTTTCGAAGGCCACTACGCTGCCTCCTCGATCTCAGCTTCGATCATCAAGTGATGAGCGAGCGACATGCTCCACTGCCACTCCTCGCCCATGATGTAGCCCTCGATCATGGGACGAGCAAAATGCAGCTCGTCATTATCGTTCGGCTCTACCCGCAGCATGGGAGTGATGCTCAAGACTGCCTGCCCCGATGCGTTGGCCATCCCGGCTGTGTCGATGCTGTGGAGATAATGGCGACCGTTGTGGAGCAGCGAGAACCACTGTCCCTCCTGGTAGGCGTAATGAGGCGTGAAACCGTCTACCGCCAGCAACCGGCCCGCCTGCCCCGCCCCGTCGACCTTAGGTGCCCCGGGCGAACCCGGCTTGAAGGAGAGAAGCGGAAACTCGATACGAATGCCCTCCGTCTTCCCCTGCCTCAGCCTGTTAACGAGAATCCTTCCTTTGTCGTGGGAAGGTGCAGGCGGGAACGAAACCGAGATGCGGTGCCGGTTGCCCATCCGGTTCAACCGCTGCACTTCGCCGCCGAGCCCGGGCACGAGGAACCCGCCGAAGTCGACATAGGTGACCGTTGCCCCGTTTGGGACCGCCCAAAGCGGAAGCTCGATCATGGGATCTGCCTGGCGTGCCTGCGGGCTATCTCGCGCTGCGCCATGGATGAGCCTTGCACCGCGGCTTGGCCGGCCATGGGAGCGGCGACGGCGCTGGCGTGATTCCTGACCACCACGTCGAAGTAGGGTGACGGAACGATGTGGGCGATGCCGCCGCGGCTATTGTCGTTGTTCGGCGTGACGAAGCCACGAGCGCCGGGCGTGAACCATTCCGGGCCATTCTCGCCGACGATGTAGCTCTTGCCCGGCACCGTGGGCCCGCCCATGGCTCGGAAGCCACCGAAACCACTGCTCCCGCCCTTGGCACCTTTGATGTCGAGATAGGCGCGAACACCGGTCCCAATCAGGCCGAGAACGCCCTGGATCTTATCCCAGAAGCCACCGCTCTTGAACGCGTCGGCCATGCGCCGGAGCGACTCCACCGCGCCCTCCGCCATATAGACGAAGCTCTCCGCCACCTCCATGTTGCTGCGCTTCACCGGCAATGCGAACCTCGTCTGCATCGCGGTGACCGCGCGCTGATACTCGCTTTCGAGGTCGCCGATCTTGTCGTTGCTGACTCGCTCGATGTTGCCGAGCGGGTTTTCGTGATCGGTGCCCGCGCTTTGGTGGGCCAGCCGACGACGCGCCTCAGTCTTCATCTCCGGCGACAAGTTCGACGCAGCGATGTTCGCAGTGTCGGCAGCGAAAGTCTTCAGCCTCTCGAACTCCGGGAACAATCGGTCGAGGGTCGCCTGGATCGAGGCGGCAGCGCCCCGAAAAGCTTGAGTGGTGTCGGTCGTCGCCTTCTTTGCGGGAACCACCATGATCGCATCAAGGCGCCCCATCTCGGCGGCAATGCCTTCGATCATATCGGGCACATAGGAGTGGCCCACGACCGCATCATACAGGTTGTAGAAGCTGGTCTTGACCTGCTCGATCTTCTTCTGGGCACCTTCCCAGACTGCGCTCAGCTTCGATCCCATCCAGGTTGCTATGCCGGTATAAAGGCGCTGCACGGCGGCAATGCCGGCCGCCGCCATGCCGGACAAAGCGGCATCCACGCGCCGCGCCCAAGGTCCTATCGGATCGGCGGTGATAAAAGGCTTTAGCGCAGCATCAGTCTTGCGAAGCCAAGTCCCTATCGGATCGGCGGTCACTAGAGGAAGCAGCGCCGCGTCGGCCTTCCGCGCCCATTCACCGAGGGGGTCCGCAGCCGCAATCGTCTTGAACTGTGCGTTGAGGCCGTCCGAATACGCGCTTGGCGGCGGTATCCCGAGCTTCTTGTCGAGTTCTGCGGCTCTCTCGGACAAACCCTTCAGGTAGCCGTCGACGCCGCCGATGATCTTTTGTGCACCGGCGCCCCATTGCTGAAGCACAGGCTGAATCTTGTCCCAGTTTTTCCAGGCTGCATATCCAGCCAACGCCGCGGCCGCCAGCCCGGCAATGACCGGGATGAGGGGCGCAAGCAATGGCGCAACACCACCGGCCTCTATAGCAGCAGCGGCAAGGCCGCCCTTCAGTGCGGCGATCTTCGGCACAGCCGCGCCAATGATGCCGACAACGGGTCCGAATGCCATCAGCAGCGGCCCAACTGCAGCGGCGATCGCTGCCACCGCTACGGCAAATTTAAGCGCCTCCGGGCTGGCAGTAGCAAGCCGGTCAACGAAGTCTGTCGCACGCTTCACGAAATCGGTTAGCATGTTGAGTAGCCCGGTCTGCGCGACGCGAATCGCCAGTGTTTCCAGAGCCCCCTTCAGCTGGTCCATCTGCCCATTGAAGCCGCTCATCATCTTCGCAGCCTGTTCGGATGCGTTGGTGTTCGCTATTTTGGCCTTGAGCTCGTCAACGCCTTTGCCGCCCAGCCGCATGAGACCGATGGCGGTGCGCATGGCGTCGTTGCCGAAGACGATTGAGGCGGCCTCGGTAAGCTGCTGTTCTGACAGATGGCCCAGCCGGTCCTGAAGATGTTGAGCGATCTCGGACATGCTCTTCATCTTGCCGGCGCTGTCATAGAACGAGAGGCCGAGCTCCTGCATCTTGCCGCGCGCGGTGGACGACTTCCCCACCAGCGTGGTCAGGAAGGTTTTCAACGAGGTGCCGGCATCGCTGCCGGAGCCGAACAGAGACGATGTGCCGGCCAGTACGGCGTTGAAATCCTGGAACGAGACACCGAGAGCGCCGGCGACGCCGCCGGCCTGCCCTGCGGCTCCCACAAAATCCTCAAAGGACAACTTCGACTCGTTCACCGCACCGGTGACCTGGTTGACGATCGTCGGCAGGTCCTTGGTGGAAAGCCCGAACTGCTGCATCGCATCCGAGATGGCGGAAGAAGCAGGCTCGAGCTCACTCCCGGCCGCCGCCGCAAGGTCAGTCGTGGCCTTCGCGGCCCCTCCAAGGATTTGCTCGGCATTGAGCCCCGTCTTGGCCAGCATGTCCATCGCGCCTGCCGCCTCGGACGCGCCGAAGAGCGTGCTTTTCCCAATGTCGAGTGCGAGATCGTTCATGCGCTTCATCTGCTCGCCGGTGGCTTGCGAGGAGATCCCAACCTGGTTCATGGCCGTCTCGAAATTGCCAGCCATTTTCACGCCCACAGCCCCAATGCCGAGGAGCGGCGCTGTTATGCCGAGTGCCATTTTCTGGCCAATGTCGCTCATGCCGTCGCCGATCGACTGCAGCCTGCGCCCTAGCTTCTGCGCCTGCTTCTCGGCGAGCGTGGCGCCCTTCTCGAACGCTGCGGTGTTGAGCCCGAGCGTGACGGCTAGGTTGCCGATCAGGGACGAACCAGCGATAACGGCCTCCTTCGGCATGAGGTTGAAAGCATGGAAAGCAACAAGAAGACGTGGCTCGTCTTGGGCGGCGTGGGAGCGGTGGTGATTGCACTTGCAGCGGGCGGCGGAGGCCCCGACAACTCTCAGCCCCCCTCGGAGGCTGGGGCGAAGAAGCCCGACGCTCCAGCGCAGCTGTCGGCTGAGGCGACTGACATCATCGTCGCCTACGAAGCCAACGAAGCGGCTGCGCAGGCGAAATATGGCGACCGAAGCCTCCAGGTGACTGGCATTGTCAAGGCGATCGATCTTGATTTCTCGGACAAGCCGGTCGTCCATCTCGCCGCCAGCGCGGATGCCCCCAAGTACCTGATGGCGAATTTGACGGACGAGGCTCAAGCCAAGGCCGCATCCCTCAGCAAGGGGCAAAAGCTGACGGTCACTTGCTCGGAGGTGTCGGAAGTGATTAGCATCCCGATTTTGGGAGGATGCTCGTTCTAGTCTCGCACCACCTCTCTGATCGTCACCATGCCCTTTGCCTGTAGAGCCTCAAGCATCGGGAACAGGCTCGGATCGGTGCCGGGGATGCGCTTGCGCTGCGACAGGTAGTGATCAAGCGGCCTGAGGCGTTTCACTCGCGCCATGGCTTCGCTCTGGTGAGCGAGGGTAATGGTCTCTTCCCGCTTGGCCTTGAAGCGTCCCTTGAGCACGGCATTGAAGGTCGCGGGTGTCTGGCGCCAGAACTGCTCCGGATCTAGGCCGGCGCCTGCCCACTCTTCGAGGAGCGAGAGCCAGTCCCACGCGGCTTCGCTGTCGCCTTCGTCTGCGAAGGGTTTTCCGGCTTCTTACCCTCCCGAGCAGCGGAGAAGGACTCCAGCGCTTTCATGGTGGCCCCAGTCACCTCCTCGCCATCGGAGAGGATGAGGTCGCCGACCTCTTCCAGCGTGACTTCGCGATGATGGAAGCGGAGGCCGGCATAGACCAAGGCTTGGGAGGTGGCCAACCGGATGCCGCCGCGGCCGATCTCCGCGAAAACCTCGTCGGCTCGCTTGTCCAGAACGGTTTCAACCGACACCAGGGCGCCGAAGTCGAAGCGGAAAGTGAGATCGCTGCCGTCCGATAGGGTGGCGACGGCCTCGCCATAGATCCGGTTCGCCATTAGCTGGCCGCCGCTTCGGTCGTGGCGCCGGTGATCCGAACCGTCACGGTCGCTTCCATCTTGCCGTCGGCCTCGACCGAGCCGCGGTCATAGCCGGTGACGATACAGGTGCCGGTAATTTCCCAATTCGCGACATTGCGCGGGATGACGGCCATGAAAGCGCGCGCATCGCCGTCGTTGGCCGCATCCGCGATCAGGACATCCGTGGCCGAGCCGGGGACATAGTTAAGCACCACCTCAAGCTCGCCGTCCTCGATCATACCGGAGATGTATTCGCGCCGGCGGTTCGGACTCTTGAGGTGAGTTGCTTCCACCGTCTCGTTCGTCGGCGTCGGAAGCGTGAAGCTGACGACCTCCACCAGCTCGGTCAGGGTCGTGCCATTGTGAAGATGGAACTCGCCGCCCCACCCCGTCTTCGCTGCAGTCATTGCTTGATCCTTTCTGGCATCAAAAAAGGCGGCCCGAAGACCGCCTGTTTCTTTGTTTTGGTTTCTTCCTCTTACCCCGGACGCCCGTGGTTCTTGTGAAATCCGAGAGTCTTTTCGGCTTCCCGGCGGACCCTGATCGCTTCACCCATGCAGGCGTAGCGCCCGACATATCCACTCTGGTTCCAGCGACTGATCTGCACCACCCATTTGCGGTCGCGCCTGTGCCAGCTCAAGCCGGTTACGCCGCTGGTATTTCGTTTATTCCTTCTTGCGTTGCGGACATTGTCGTTCTGCGTGACGCCCCGAAGGTTGGCGAAGCGGTTGTCCGTTCCAATGTGGTTGATGTGGTCAACCGCTTCAGGATCCTCTCCCGTCATGTATTTCCAAGCAACGCGATGAGCGTAGACCTTGCTGCACATGATGGTGCCGGTGAGGTACCCGTCTGGGTGCGCCGTCTCTAGGGCAGGCTGTCCAGCATACCGCTTGTTGAAACGCTTGACCTCGCCGCCACTGAAATTCGTTTCGGCGCGACGACGCCAGCAAAAACGCCCGGTGTCTGGGTCGTAGTCCAGTAATTGCTTGAGCAGGGTTTGATCTGGTAGAGGCTTATTAGCCATAGCGCGTCACCTCGCGTTCGTGGTTAGGGCCGAGCGGTGTGCAACCACCGTTTCGGCCCGATTTTTATACCCCTTACGCGACAGACCACCAAACAATTAAGTCGAAGCTGGATCTGTGAATGAATTGCGTCCCCGCCTGCTCGCCACCGGTCCTACCGCCGTCGATCAGGCCCCTGTTGAACACGACGCCATCATTGGCTCCCTCGGCTACAGCCGGCGGGATGACGGCTTCTTTGATCTGCGCGCATTCGAGAGAGGTCTTGCCCCATATGTCGACCTGGACCCGGGTTTCCCGCAGCTTCTGAAAACCCTTGAGGTGCTGCGGTCGTGGGTCGCTGACGATCTGGAGCGTTATCGACGGAAGCGCGGAGGCTTGCGGTCGATCGACCCAATAGACCCGCTGCCCAACGAGCGCGGTGACGGGCGCGGCAGCAATCAGCCGCGCCCGCAAGGCTCCCTGCATGTCCACAGATCACCCTCCCGCTTTGGCTCGCTTCTTCGTCACCCGTGCCGCCGCCTTGGCTACCTCGTTGCCGAGATTATCCTTGACGAAATCCAGCGCCTTCTCCGCGCCCGCGTCCCAAGCGGGCCGCATGTACGGCTGCGCCGGCGCGTCGACGGTGCCGAATTCGACGTGTGTGGCGTAGTACAGGGTGCCCAGGCCCGCCGCCGGCCCCATCGCGACTTCTATCCCTTCCGATGCTGCCGAGCGCCACTTACCCCCTACTAGGCGAGCGCCCCCGCCCTTCGCGCGGCGCGTCCGCTTTTCCGAAACGCTGATGCTGAACGACAGCGGTCCTTGGTCGGCGGGTGCCTTAGCTGCCGCCGCGTCCGCCATCGATTCCAGTGCCGCCTTCGCTATCCGGCGCAGCACGTTCTTCCCGGTCGCCTTCGGTAGTTCCGCGAGTGCTTTTTCGAGCTCCTTGAACCCCTCCAGCTTCACCGTGGCCATCGTGCTTCTCCACTAGACCCCGGTCGATCAAGGTCTGAACCTCGCCATCCGGCACTTCGTAGATCCGGCCCGGATGCTTGACGAAGGCGGGCGGGTACGGATTGCGGTGCTTCCGCTTGGCCATCACGCGCATCAGTCGCCCCTCACCGCCGTGAAGTGGATTTCTTTGTTCAGGCCGACCAGCGCTGCCGAGGTGATGTCCCACAGCACGCCAATCCCATTGATCCTGTCTTTCGCCGCCACCGTCGCCAGCGTGGGCGTCCATGGCACGATGAAGGTCGCCGCCTGTGTTGCCAGTTCCTGTGCCGCCTCCCGACGCTCCTGGCCGGTTCCGAACAGGACTTCGGCGAATGCGTCGGCGACTGCAGACCACGCCTCGATCTCGCCACCGTGCGCGTCCTGCGTTACGATTGCGCGCTCGAAGGTGATGCGGCGGGGTGCGGCGGCCTGAAGGAGACTGATCCGCAAGATTTCCGGCTTCCTGCGGGCGGCGCCCGAAATATCTTCGCGTCGTCATGCCAGCGCCGGATCTCGATGCCGCCAAACGATGTCCTTCAGCTTCTGCGGAAGAGGGTCACCCCCTTCCATCAGGTTGCGAACAACCTCATAGATGACAGCCTGGACCTCTGGGGGCACCGTCTCGTCGGTCCAACCATGATCAGGCTGCTTGATGTAGTCGATCACGATCCCCGTAGCGGTGACAACCTTGATCGCCAGCTCTGCGTCGAAGTCAGTTCCGAGCAGCCGCAGGTACACTTTGGCGGTTTCAACGGTGACAAGCGGCTCCATCAGGCCTTGTCCTTCCCGTCCCTGCCCCGCTTCACGGCAAGGCGCCAACCGTCGCCGCCATCAGGCTTCGCCTTTGTGTCCTTCTGAGCGATCCAGAGCCGACCCCGGAAACGCGTGACGCCACCAATAAGGGATCCGCCATTTGCTTTTTCCGTCTTGCGCGCCCGCCCCCCCCCTCTCGGTGTTGTTAGGGGCCTTGCCTCCCCCGCCCTTCGTTTGAGTGGTGTGCTTGTAGAAGACCCGCCCCCCCCGACGCTGCCCTAATCTAGGAGCAAACGCGGATAGTTTCTTTTCGCCCCAGAGGAGACGGCAGCCTGGTTCCGAAGTAAAACTCACCCCCGACCCCCCACACCGGCTCCTTCCGAAGGCCGCCGAAAAAAATAACACCTTCCTTTCAGTTTTGTGCGCTCGCCTTGGATTTTATTGAATTTGTGAAGCCGCGCCCCCCGCCCCCCTACGGCGCCCCCCCCCAACGCCCGCCGCTGGGCACGGCCGAAGCACCACCCCCACCCAAAGCCGCGCGCCTGATCCCCCATCCTTGCTTTTTTCTTGTTCCCGATAATTGAGGATTTAGAGGAGAGTTTCTTTCCGAAGCCCCCGACTAAAATAGCAAGCCATCCTTGCCGTATTTCGCGCGGCCAGGCCGCACCATTCATTTCCCCGCGTACCGCCTTGCTGCCCACACCCCTCCGCCCCACCAGTTCCTTTGCCGTTAAGCCCCGTTCGCCGCACAACAAATCTACGCATTTCGGCCGTAAACCTGCCCTAGTCTCGGGTGGTTCTTTGGTTCTGGTGGGCCCATTCTCCGTCAGGAGAGGATACTGTTCCAAGAAGAAGGGGGGGGGGGGGATAGGGGAGAGGGGGGGATTTCTTAAGAAGGCGGGCTCGCAAAGGGGGGGGGGGGGGGGGGGGGATAGCTGGGGGGGGGGGGAAAGTGTGGGGGGGGGGGAAAACGATCATGGCAATGGGTGGAGCTCTCACCACCACCACATCGCCCGGCCCAAATCCCCCCCCCCCGCCCCCCCTGGTTACGGTTTGGGGGCCATATCTGTGTGCCTGTTACCCCCACCCCCCCCCCCCCCCCCCCCCCCCCACCACCCCCCCCCCCCCCCACCCCCCCCCCCCCACCACCCCCCCTCCCACCCCCCCACCCCTCCCCCCCCACCCCCCCCTCCCCCCCCCCTCCCCCACCCCCCCACCCCCCCACCACTCCCCCCCCCCCCCCCCCCCCCCCCCCCCACCCCCCCCCCCCCACCCCTTTTTTTTTTTAACCGTCCCGCAACTTAGTAAGAGTGGGCCCCCTGCACCCTCCGTTTTCCTTTCCCTATTAGGCGCACGCCCTAGCTTTTTGGTTCCGCCGGAGGGGCGAACGGGGCCCCCCCCCTCCGGGTCAGTTCTGTTGACCTACCGTTTGGCGATTTGTATTTGTCTAGTGTTTTTGCGCCCTCATGGCGTGGTGGGGGGGGTTGACACCTTCCGTGCAGTCGGCTACCCAAAGCCAGTGTAGTTATTTCAGGCATGGTGAGAGGGAGTTGTACCGAGGAGCCTATTAAGTTCCCGCCGGGCCCTGTTTTTTTTTCGGGGCATTGTTCAGGGAGAACAACACTCCCCTCCATAATGGATCTCCCCTTTTCCTTTTTTTTCCTTCCACTCCGTTATTGAATGATGGACGAAGTTGAATTCTTGCTTTGTTTTGCTTGTTTTGAAGAGAGGAGGGGTGGGGGGAGAGAGAGAGAGAAGAAGAAGGATTGATTTCTCCCTTAGAGAGGCCCCGCAAAAACCATTGCCGGCAAAAGGGGCTGATGCGTACTGGTTCGCGATGGTGTGGACGGCAATGCATGGCCCGCGACGGTCCTCTCACGGTAAGAGGTAGCCGCAGCACAAAATGCGCTCTAGGGCTTGGGCGGCGCAATCCGCAACGCCTCCCGCAAAAAAAACCGCAAATGGTATTAAGGACGGGGAAGGCCGGTGCG